CGGCTGGCGCGGCTTGGGCATCGGCGACGGGCCGCCGACACCGCCGGGCTCGCGATTGAGCGCGGGTGGCTTTGGCGGGGCCCCGGGCGGGATCGGCTGGCCGCCCATCTGTTTTGTTTCGGCGCGCTTCTTCCCGGCCTCGGCGAGCGTTTGCACCGTCTTGGCCCGCGAAAGGTCGGCATCCACGCCGGTTTTTTGCGCTTGCGCGGTGTCCTTTGCCGCCTGTGCCCCAAGCGCTCCAACCTGTGCCTGTGCGACCATCGCCGCCGGGTCGGGCTGTTGCTGCTGTTGCGCGGCGGCTTGCGCCATTTCGGCCTTTTCCTGTTCGTTGGGCTCAATGAATCCCATCGCAACGCCCTTCTTGCGGGCATAGCTTTGCAGGTCGTCCATGCCCTCGCCATCCTGATTCATGACAGCGACAATGAGCGCGGCTTGGGCCATTTCCATGTCTTGCGCGGTGATCGCAATTTCGGCGGTGCGGAGCGCGGATTTGACGGTTTTATCGCGCCTGGTGGCGGTCGCTTCGGTTACGTCCACGACTACCTTGTAGCGCCCGCTGCCGAAGTCGTTTCGGTAGGTGAAATTGCCCGCCTTGTCGGTGTAAGGCTCCTTGATGGTCGCGGTGCCATCCGCGCCGTCCTCGGACATGGTTTCGAGTTCGCGGCCTTCCTCGAAATAGGCTTCCGGGGCCATTCCGAGATAGATTTCACCTTCGCGCTGGACGCTCTGCCGCATGTTATCGAGATAGATTCCCGACTTGGAATCGACGCGGGTAGCGGCAATGTCCATTGCTTCGGCGGATGTGTTCGCGACCACTTCATCCGCGCCGTCCGCCGTTTCGTCGGCGAGGTCGCCCGATGCGATTTGCAATAGCAGCGCCGTCACCTGATTGAGCGTCGGCGGGGTAATCATGCCGATTGCCCCCATTTGGACGATTTGCCCGGTTGTGGGATCAATGACCGGGTTTACGAGCGCATAGGGGTGCCGCTCCTGCTCCTGTTTTGACCATAGCTCGCGAAGGTGAGGGGGCATTTGCTCGGCGAGGAAAATGGGCTTCTCGCGCGGGCTTAAAGCATCGGTTTCCGATAGCTTGGAAACGCGCCCGTTATAGATGCGCTGAGCATCCATCAGCTTGGAAACATGGCCCCGGAAACGCTCTTGGTTCTCAACGAACCATCTTCGGCCATAAACCGGGACAATCGGAATGTTCGGGCCGACGATGAGCCCGTTGTCTTCCAGAATTTCGACGCCCGACATGACGTATTTGTGCACGCGCTTGCGCTCGCGCTTCTGGCTCGACTGCCTATAGCCCTGAGATAGCAGTTCCTTCTTGTCGTCGGGGTCTAGCTCGGATGCCCAATAGCGTTGCTGGTCATTGGTGAGCTTCTGAGTGAAAACGTAGAGCGTTTCGGTGACGCTCTCCACTTCGTAATACTCGCATTTAACGACTATTTCCGGCGCGAACCATTCGTAATGAAGCAGGATTCGGTTTTCCGGCCAACTTGACACCATGCCCGGATATTCTTCCTCGAATGTCGCGCGCGCTTCGGCGGTCAGGACAAAGGCAAAATCGGCATCACTTTTGTCATAGAGCTTGGCGTTGGGATCGAAGAAAACCCGCTGGTCGGCATCGGCAATGAGTAGGCCGGGATTGACCCGGATTTCGTCATTGTCCTTGTCTTCCGGCACCGCATAGTCGGTGCACAGCCGATAAGCGCCAAAGCCGCCGCAAACCGCCTCCTCGAATGCGTTGTCGCGGGCTTGCTGAGACTTGAAATTGTAGCTGTCGGCGCGGTGGATTCCGTCGAGCGTTTCGGCGGTGGAATTGTCCGAACCGTTCCCGGCGGGCCGGAAGTCGGGAACGATCCGGTTCTGCCGGTAGTCGGTAACGATCTTGTCAACGCCCTTGCTGATCTTGTCGATTTCAACCTTGATCGAGTTGATGAATTGCTCGCCCCATGCGCCCTCCCACATTGCGCCTGGTATGCTGATGAACCGGCGGCAAGTGAGCGCGTGCGCGCGCATTTCGATTTGGCCGCGCGTCGCATCGCCGAAGCGCTTTAGCGCCCGTTCATGGATGCCCGCCCATTTGCCGCTGGATTCCTTGTCGTCGCCTTCGGGTTCCTCGGGATCGAAGATATGGGGAAGGTCTTCATCCTGAGGACCGTTGTAGGCATCGTAATTGTCGTAGGCGGTTGCCATGCCGCCATCTTACTGGCGGGGCGGAGCCTTAGCGTTTGAACATTTGCGCGGGGGGATATATCACGCCGGTCGGTCCCGCGTCATCGCTGCCTTTATCTCCCGATTCGGGCGTCCTCGGCGGCGCGGGGCCAACCTCCCACTTTTGCGATTTGTGCTATGATAGCCGACCCGGAGGCTGGCTCCGGGGCAGGTAATTAAAGGGATTAAGGGGCAACACGTCAGTCACCTTCTTCACAGTGTAGCGTTCGGCGATCAGCTCATTGTCGAACCCATATAGCAGCTCGACCTCGACAACGCACCGGAGCGCATCGCCGGGCCGAACGTCGCCCTCTCGATTCTGGAAGCGCTGGAGCCAATCTGTATCCTCGATCTTCGCTGACACGGTTCGCTTACCGTGGCGAAGCTCCCATTTGCTCTCTCCTAGATAGTCTGGCTTCTTGACGGCCAGGATCATCTCAGTCGCCGGCGATGATAGGGTGTTCGCCACCGCTAGAGATTCGATGTCCTCAATCGAAAATCTGATCGAAAGGTTCATCTCGATTTCGGAGTCCTCGGTGATAAACTTGGCGCGGTCGCCGGGGACCAGAGTATCCTTGACCGCCTGAAAGTCGCGCACGGCGCTAACGAGCGCTCCGGGCGATGGAGCGGAATAGTCGGCCATATGCCGAACATCTGTTTCCGCCGCGATCTGCTGAATCTCACGCCGAAGGGCCGGGAGGCTCCTTGGCGCGCTATCTTCGTCGATCCAGCGGATTACTGCATATTTGGCCCGAACGAGATATTTGCCGACAAGCGGCTTCCAATCGAGTTGTTTGAGCGCTTCATCCTCAGTCGCCGTGAGGAGACTGCGAAGCCATGTCTTGATCGAACCGGCTTCAATGTCCTCTAGGACAAGCACGGTTTCGATGTTGCTGTCGATTGATTGAATCAGCTCGGCATCGAGCCGCTCGCACGCCTTGATGAACTCATAGGTGGCCGAAAAAACGCGCGAGGCCGGGCCTGCGCCGCGCTGGAAATTGATCTCAAATGCGAAGTCAGCTTTGGGCGGCTCGGGCTTGCGGTCGGTAAGCGTAACAGTAGCCATCGGCCCTCCCTAGGCCAAAAGGCTACCATGTCTCAAATACCCGATTCACGTATGCGAAGGGGATAAACGCCCAAAAATGAAACCCCGATGCCGCGCTACACCGAGCGACGCGACACCGGGGCTGGTGCAGGGACCGCGTATAGTCTGCACCCTCACGGCGGGGAGGGGGAGTTTTGCCGAATCGCCCTTCGCCGTGATTCCGTTTTAGCCGGTCGCGGCCTTGTTGCCGATAAGCACCACGCGCGTTTTACCCGCTTCCCCGCCCTCCCGCTCGGCGGCGGCTTTCTCCGTCCGGCGCTCGCGCAACATTGCCATGTATTCCGGCCCTCTTTTCGCCGCGAGATTGCGGGCGCGGGCTGCCGCCATTTCGTGAAAGCCTATCGGTGTCATCGGATAATCGTGGGGAAGGTTGTAACGCGCCAAATAGTCTGGAACCGTCATGCCGTGCTGGATTCTCAAATGGTTTTGAAGAATTTGGGTCTTTTTCCCGCAAGCCAAACAGAAAATATGGTCATGGGTGACAGCCTCTTGCGGGTCCATGATCGGCTCGGCTGGCGCGGTTGCGTGTGACGCTCTGGCTTTCCTTGGCACCTTGACGGCCCGCGCCGGTTTGCGGCTGGTAGTCTCCAAAAGATCACGGACATTGGTAATGAAGCCGTGGATTAATTCGATTGGGGTATTGGGGTTGGCTAAAGTCGCGGTGACAATTTCCGCCGTCATCGCCAGCAATTTATCTTCGGTTGTCTGTTCCATGTTTTTCCCTCGCTCGGTTAGGGGTTGATGTATTCCTTACTCGGGTCGCCATCAGGGCGGCGGCGGCCACTATCGGGGTGCCGGTGCCAGCCGATTGGCTCGCCTTCGAAATGCCGCTCCTGCCATTCCTCTAGGGCCTTGTGCGCGACGTAGGGGTGTTCGTAACACCACCGATCTTCGTAGGTCCAATCATTGAACATTCGCCCGGTAATGATGCCGTAGGTGAACGCGAAAATGCAGAGGCAGGCATATTTGCCGTCGCCCATCGGAACGGGCCGAACATAGCCGTTGGCGGCGGCCATTTCCGCCAGCCATTCCAGTTCATCGGCGCTCGCAAGGTTTGGCCGCGTTGCGCCGCTCCAATCGGTCACTTCGGGAATGTCGGCGGTGTCAATTTCCTCATCGGGCATCGCGGCAAGGGCGGCAATTTCCAGTTGAAGCGCGGAGTTCATCGGCTCAGCCTCCAATCTCGTTCACATCGCGAAGGATTTGCTCGGCGGCACGGCGATTCAATTGCCGGGCGAACGTCGCCGCCTTGGTTTCAGCGTGAATTATGAGAAGCGCGTTGGAAACAAGGCCAAACCACGCCAGCCATTGCAGCGGATAGTGCAAGCCGGTGGCGAGCATGGCCTGAAAAATCCCGATTCCGAGATTGAGTTCGGCAAGCCGGTGGAATTGGTCGCGAAACTTCACCCGGAAGTGCGCCATGATGTGAATGTCGCGGGTTTTGACTCCCCAAAGCCGCTGAGAATCCTCGAATCTTTCGATAACGTCTTCGGGAATCTGAACCGCTGTCATGTGGGATTACTCCCCTGACGTATGCGCTAACATATTGGGACTATTCCCGTCTTTCTGCCGACCGTGGGGCATCATCCACCGAATAATGAAGCCCAAGGGCCTCCGATATCCTCAGGACAATTGCCATTGTCGGGTTGCCGTTTTCCCTGAGTGCAGAATAGAGCCCGCTTCGAGTCATGCCCGCGCGCCGCGACACTGGCCCGATGCCCTGCCGCCTCGCTTCCGCCAGCATCGCGGCGCAAATTTCGGTTTGATTCCGAAGGCTTATGGCGAGTTGAAGCCGGGCCAGATTCTCGCGCCTGGTCGGCTTCCCCGAATCGCTCGGAAGACAGGCTTGCCCCATCCTAGCGGTGATCCTCTCCCGATTCATCAACACAACTACCTATGGCCTCCAATGCGGCCCACAATAGGGATTTCTCCCAATATGACATTTTCGTGCGCTAATGCAAATTAGTTCCCACAAATGCGGCTGATGGTTCAACCAACCGGATGAGCCCGATTAAAGGCATTCGCGAGCCCCGGAATTGTAATCGGCCCGTCATTGGCCGCATTTGGCAGGATGTGCGTCAACATCAGTTCGGAAAGTGCCCATACCATTGCGTCCACGCGGTTCGGGCTGCCCTCGCCGACATAGCCTTGACTCGTCATTAACACGCACTCGTCTTCCAGTTCGGCAAACCCGCCGACAATTGAAATTCGGCCCTGTTCGAACATCGCCGCAATCGGTTCGGCGCGCGCGACCTTGCCCCGGCTGGCGACGACTTCCTTGTAAGCAACCGTCGCGTCGCAAGTCTTGATAACCTGTTTGACCATTGCGCCGCCGTAATTGACCTCGGCCACAATCCGGTCAGCTTCATGCTGATGATAGGCGGTGACGGCGCGGCGGCCCCATCCATCGGGCGACAATTTGCACGTATAATCGCCTAGCACGTAGCCGCGCCCGTTCACCCCGCGCCCGGCGACAACGATTCCAATGTCCGCGCCTTCGTCTTCGTCGCCGCTGGTGCCGCTCGGATCGACGCCAACAACAATCCGCGCCATGTCGGGCAGATTGTCCTTCTTGACGCGGGAATCATCCAGCACTTGCCGGGTCCACAGCGCGCCCGGCACATCGTCTAGGAGTTCGGCGTTCAATTCCTGTCTCCCGAGCCGCGTCCCCTCATATTTCCGCATGATGTGGCGCAAGAATGAGGGGGCCAGGTTATCGCGATTGTCCAAGGTCAGGCCCTTGGTCACTTGGGTGCCTTCGTCGGCCAAAATCTCGCGCAAAAGCGGGATCGGGCGCGGTGTCGTCGTGATGCAGAGGCGCGGCGGGTTGCCCTGCCTCAGGCCGAACATCAATTGGTCATAAGTCTCGCGGGCATAGGCCCATTTTGCCAGTTCATCGCCCCACGCAAGGTCATGTTCGGGGCCGCGTAGTTGGTCGGGCTCGGTGGCGTTGAACACGGTGGCGGTCGCGCCGTTTTTCCACGTTATGCGGCGCTTCGATGGCTCATAATTGGGCATGTATTCGGGCGGATGAACGCCAAGAATCCCGCTGCCATGCTCAATCATCACATCGCGGGCGTCGGCGGCAGTTTCCGCGACAAGCGCGATGTTGCGATAGCGCCCCGGTGCCTCGGGAGTTGCGCCACAGACGTTTTCCCGCACCCATTCGGCCCCGGTTCGGGTCTTGCCGAAGCCGCGCCCGGCGAGAATCAGCCAAGTCAGCCATTCGCCAGGCGGAGGGCGCTGTGCCGGTCGCGACCAATGGCCCCAATTGGTGCGAAGGTTCGCCCTTACATCGTCACTCAGCCGGGCAAGCTCGCGCGTGCGCTCGGCTTCCGGCAACATCGCAAGGATTTGTGCCGCGCTCAGTTGCCGTATGTCCATGCAGCTAGGGGTGATTTGCGGCGATGAAGCTGGCCGCCATGAACGCCAGCCCGAGCGCCATCAGATTGAGGCGCGGCCCGGCGGGAACACTGATAGCGGCGAGCGCAAACAGAATGAGCGCAATGAGCATCAGGACGAAGGCGAGCATGGCCGGTTCCCTTAGCTGTTGACGGACTCTTGGCTTTCCGGGGTCTGTCCCGCGTCATTGACGGCGGGCGCGGCCTCGAAACGCGATGCCATTTCCATAATCCGCTGAGTGAAGGCGTTGGCCTCGGCCTCGACGGTTTCCAGCCGCACCGGGCCGCCGTCCGCGCCGGTATGCTCGACGCGCGCCTTTTCGCTCCATCCGAGCCGGGCCTTGCACCAAAACAGAAGCGCGATGGTGTCGCCCTTCATGCACTTGTCGAATAGCTTCCCGACCACTTTTGAGTTGGCCTTGGCGGCACCCCCCGCAAGTTCGTCCTTGCAATGCCGCCACAGCGATTGCCGCGACCGGCCAAGCACGCGGCCAACGTCATCAATCGTCATCCCGGCGGCGAGACACGTTTCGATCAGTCTCTTTTCGGCGCGGCTCGGCACCCAAACTTTGCCCCCGCGCCTGATCCGTGGTTTGCCGCTATGACGGCGGCGGGCGGTGGGCTCGGGAGTCTCCGGGGCAACGAGAGGCTCAGCGGGCCTGCCGTCCACCGTCGCCAGCTTTATGGCGTCGGGAGTTGGGCGTTCGTTATCCATGCGACCGATTCTAGGTCGCTGGTCGGTTCCTCGCGTTTGAACATTTTAATCGGCTCGATCCCCTTGGCGCGAAGCCGCTCCATCCGCCGGTAAATCGCCATTTCCGAGCGCCCGAGCTGGCCCGCCAGCAAGCGCACATCATCGTTCGGGGTGAACGGTTGCCCCGGCCCGGTGGCATCTCGGCGGCCCATCAGGCGAAGCACGCACTTGTCCTCGTTGCGCGTCCAGCGCCACTTGTCCTGCTTGTTGCCAAGCCTAAGCATGGTCTTGGCGAGCAGCGCGCTTTCCTCGGCGCTCAATGCCCGCACGCGACACAGACGTTCCAACAAATCGCAAATTACTTCATCGCGTAAACGAACCGCCTGTGTCTTGGGAAAGTTCGTCATTCCGACTCTTGCCTCCGGCCCCACCTTCGGCAAGCCAATCCAGCACCGCCATCATCCCCTCCGGCGTGATGAGTCGGCGGCCATCGTCAAGCTGAACGACTTCCACTTCGACCGGCCCAAGGCGCATCGTGCCCCTGCCAGTTTCGCGCGGAAGCCGTTCAGCCTGTTCACTCACTTTTTCGTCACCACAACGGCGGCTTGCGCCTCGCGCTCCTTTTCCGCCTTGTCCTCGGCTTCATGCTCGGCTTCATGCTCGGCTTCGGTCGCCTCGCGCTTGGCCTCTTGTGCCGCTGCCGGGTCGTCGGGCGGCTGCAATACCGGAACGTTGGCCGGGTCCACGGCGGGGGCAAGGTAAGGCCCGACATAATCCGCCAATTGCTGCCCATCCGGTGTCAGGCGGACAAGCACGCCATGAATCCCGGTCGCCAGCGCCATATTGTTGCTGGTGGTCGTGGTCGCCAGTTCGTTGAACGCCTCCTGATCGTCGGGCAGCGTCAGCCCGCTTTCGTAGCGCTCAGAAAGCCGCGCCAGCAATTTACGGGCACCATCCGACAGGCCCTCGGCCAGCGTTTTGAGTTCAGCCGGTTGAAGTTCAACAGGCGGAAGGCTCGGGGGAGGCACGGCAGGAGCCTTGGGCGCGGTTGCAGTTGCAGTTGTCGTCATGGTCGTTCCTTCCACGTTTTTCCCGATTCATTGCGAAAACTGGCGGGCGAAATGCGCGTGAATCTCCCGGCACATCGCGGAAACCTTGTCCAAGTCGGCTTCGGTCGGCTCGCGGTCGTCGTCCATCTGAACCATCATCCAGTTGAACAGGCACAGAGCGCCCGAATAGAAGGCGTTCTTCATGTCGCGGTATTGGCCGCTCGCCAGGTCAACATGCTGCATCGTCACTCCGGCAAAGCCATTCCACATTTCGGCCATCGTCTTCCCGGCATCCATTTTCGCGGCGGCTTGCGGGTTGGTCATTGCTTCCTCCCGATCCCGCGCACCATGTTCCGCCCGCGCTGAGTCAGCCGGTAGAGAAACCGGGGCGGCGGATAGGCAAACAGGCGCTCGAACAAATCCGTTCGGCCCTTGGCGAACGCGCCGAAGGCCGCGCCCTTGCCAACACCAGCGCGGGTCACAATCGCCCGCGCGTCTTCGTGATAATGTTCCGGTGTCGCGGCGAGCCAACGCGCCTGGTGTTCGCTCAACAAACTCACTCCCGCCTCCTCACTGAAACTCAGATGCAACTTGCCCGTCATTCGAAGCGGGCGCGATGGGGCAAAGGCGAAGGCCAGTTGACTCACGGCTCGTCCAGCTTGGCAAATTCCCAAGTCAGGCTGGTCAAGGGCCGGTTCGGCTGCCCATCG